CATGTTGTACTCGTCAAACTCTTCATTTGCGCCGCTACCTATAGCCTCAAATTTCCCGTCTGTCGGTGTGCTGAAATCGGGTGCCAACTTAACGCCCGAAATGCTTTGCATTGTCATTTCGAGATTTGAAAGCGTGGTGTTGAGTTCCTTCGCTTGTTTGTCTGTTTTGTCTAGGTCGTCGTCGATTTTTACGGGTTTCTTTGTTAGCTCGTCAATGGACGCTTTCAACTCGTCAATTTGCGTTTTCGTGGTGTCGTATGCCTCAGTACCTTCCGATAAATTACGCAGTGACCTCGATGCCCCGTCAAGCTGTGAGCGTAGCTGTTTTAGTTCGGGTACAGGTACGTCTAGCGGGTTGTTTAATTCGAATAGTGCATCTCTTAATTTGTCCGTGGCCATTTCAGTGGCCTTCATTTCTTTGCTGACTGTTGCTATGTGCCTTTCTTGAGCATTCCAAAACGTAACTAGGCCTCCGCCATACTTCTTTAAAGTGGAAGGACCTTCGTCCATTTTCACCTTCAGCTCCTCCATCTTGGCAACACTTTCTTCAAGTTGCTTTGTGAAAACATTTGTTTTTGCTACGCGTAGAATTGAACTCCTGTAATTTTCAACCGCATCTTTTAAGTCCCCCATTTTAAGGGTTTCCATATCGAGGTTACCAAAGTATTCAGGTGAAATTTTATTAAGAGATTTTAAAGCCGCTAATCTCCCTTCTTCGCTTTTCGTTTCATCTTGTACGACAAGTGAAAGCCTGTCAACTTCCGACATTTGACGTGCAGTTGTAGATGTAGCCTCTTGCTGGGCACTTGCCATTTGTTCTTGAGCTTGTGTGGCCGCGTCTACATTATTACTCATTGCGTAAAAAGCCAAACCTAAAGCGATAACTAAAGCCGCGGCCGCCGCGTAAGGGTTTGCCATTATCACAGCGTTTAGTCTTACCATTTTCGGTATAACGTGTTTAACCATTGTTTCGCCTAGCATTTTATACCCCATAACCATTTGCGGGATAACCACTAACAGCGGCCCAGCTACAGCAAGCAACCCGCCGAAGACCATTATAGTACCCTGCGCGCCACTACTTAACCCAGTGAAGCCCTGAGCAAGCGAAGCGACGTTATCAGCTAACCCCACCATCGTAGGGGCTAGTGCCTCGCCAATAGCTATCTGTGCGCCCTCAATAGCGGACTCCATTTTTTTGAACGAACCCGTTGTGGTTTCGTCCATTATTTTCGCCATCGCTGCGGCGGCACCTTCAGAGTTTTCGAGTGCTTTCGTGAGGCCGTCAACCTTGTCTGCACCCTCACCTAAAACAAGCAAGGCCGCTTGTGCGTGTCGCCCGACTTCGTCCATTGCACCACCCATCGTGATGCCGTTTTCTGCTAGTTTTTTAATTGAACCAGCCGTATCGCCTCCCGTGGAACCTAGTTCTACAATTATACGTCGTAACGCTGTTCCCGCTTGGCTTCCATGTATACCCGCGTCAGCCAATTGCATTAACCTCGATGTCACATCTTCAGCACTCATGCCCGCGCTTTTTGCAACTGGCGCAACCATCTTCATGGACTCCTGAAACCTAGTCAAATCAAGTGCCGAACCGCTGAAGGCGGTTGCCATTACATCAGTTAGCTTGCCTGTCTCCGTTGCATCCATGCCAAACGCACGAATGGTGGAACCAGCAACCTCGGCCGCTTGTGCCAAATCGCTGTCAGTTGCTTGCGCTAAATTTAACGTGGCCTTTGTTACCTGATTGATTTCTTCAGAAGAGAACCCCAGTTTTGCATATTGAAGTTGCAAGTCCGCAACCTGTGAAGCGGTGAAACGTGTTGTTGAGCCTAAGTCCTTTGCGTTCTGTTCTAGTGCTTTAAACTCCGACCCCGTAGCACCCGATACAGCTTTGACCTTAGCCATTGACTGCTCGAAATTAGCGAAGGTCTTTATACCTGTTCCCGCTAGGTAAGCAATTGGAGCGGTGAAAGCCATTGTCATGGAACGCCCCGCCGCTTGCATATTCGAGGTCATGCCGTTCACATCGCGCTTGACCTTCGACATGGAGCGGTTCCAGTTACTCATGTCCGCGCCTACCCTTGCAACTAAATTCCCTAAACCCGCCATGTTTTATCCTTTAAATTCGCTCGATTTTACGGCTTTCTTTTTGTCACGTTTCAAAATAGCTTCACGCGTCTTTTGAAGCTCAATATTTTTGTTTTCATCGCTCAACCCTTGGAAGGAATCTTTTTCCCATGGGAATTTCTGTTTGTAGGTTTTTCCCTTTTTCATGTGTGGTGAAATCAACACGCGGACCTGATACCTTGCCACCTCATAAGCTAACGTAAAGTTAGCATCGGCGCGATCCCTTTCGCCCTGAATCATTAACAAAAGCTCTTCAGTGGTGATGGAGTAGAAAACAGCGGGCGTAAGTTTAAGAAACCCAAAGCCCGCCTTTTCAAGTGCCTGCCACGTCAACGGTGTTCCCGTCTTTACTTCGTGCTTTTTTTTTCCGCTTTTACCTCTTCCGTTACTACGGGTTGGAATTTCTCAATATCTTCCGAAGTCATTAAGTCGCCTAACTCTTCCATTGAGAAAGGCATAGGCTTCGACTCCATGAGATACCCCGCTTCAATAATAAAGAAGGAAAGTGCAAGAAGCTGTTCAACGCCATATTTATCAGGAGTGAAAGACGTAATGCCCTCACTCTTGAATTTAGCATCGAACTTTTTTAAAGCATTCATTGAACGCCTGTACGGGTGTTGTACCCCGTTGATTTTTATATAATCCATTTTTCGGTATGGTTATGGGTTTATGTAATTACTTCTCTTGTTATCACTCCACTTGAATCAAATGAAGCTGAATAACTTACGTTATCTTCTACTCCACTAGAAATTGAAAGCGATGTCAAACGAGCCTCAAATCTTATGCGCGTATCGCCAACGTTCTCAGTTGGTGAAAACACAACAAAAATTTTGTTTCTGTTTGCCGCCCAAAGCTCGTCAACTCCGACACTGGCATCTTCAGCGTACAACGCCTCGCATGATAGTGATCCAGAGCGAAGCCCTTCAAGTTTTTCCGCGTAGCCTCCTGACTGCTTTGTCGTGGTGTCGCGTGGGTCGTGTGTGAAGTCAAATGAACACGACGTAGCGTGCGCAATTAATACTTCCGACCCTTCTGTTTCTGATACATAAACGGCCATAAGTGTGCCGTTCATTACTCCCGTTGTTTGTGCCATTTATCTTTTTTTAATGGGTTTCTTTTCTTTTGCTGTTGGCGTTACATCGGTAGGCTTTGCCTCGGTAGGCTTGTTTCTTGGATTGGGCTTTGGTGCGTCCGCTTCTGGAGTGCCATACTTTTCAATAAGTATTTCATTCGCCCACTGGCCCATTGTTCCTTTTGGCTTTGGGCGTGTTCCGTACCAACGAGCTTGTAACTTAGTCACGTCTTCGTTGTTCCAGCACTTACCTTCTGCCAGCATTTTGTTATACAGCGAAACGCGGGAGCTGATCACTTGACCGGGCTTCCATTTGCCGTACTGTTTTTTTACAATGATTATCATATCTTCTTCATTTTACGGTGTTCTTTTAACTCTTATTTTGAATCTCAACTCAACGTCGTATCTTTCTGTTTTCACGTCAAAACCCATGTCGTTGGTGTCAAGGTATTGCAAACCATCAAAAGCCACCGAGTTCAATGTTTGAGGTGTAGCCCTATCAAGGTCAGCACGTACAGCCTTTGCCAAAGATAGCAAAGTGTCAGGATTTTGAGAAAACAAAACCAAATTATAAACCTCCTCATCTATCGTTGACGCTCCTGACTTTGTATCATGCGGTTGAACACTTTCATTCATGTACTTAATGTACGCCATCCCTGTGGTGTCCGCTGTTTGGTCCGCATGGTATGGCACTATCACTTGAGTAATAGCAGCGGTGTCACCCGCCAGCATCAAAGTGCGTAATACTATGCCTCCCGTCATCTCATGTATTTTTGTAGCCTTGCGGCTAGTGCGGCTCTTAGTTCGTTTTGCATTCGCGAGGTCGTAGACTTCATCGTATCTTCAAACACCCCCGTGTATTTACCTGTTCTATTGCCTCCAAATTCCTTTGGTAACAAACCCTCTTCAACTATTTGAGCAAACCAACCGTCTGACCTGTTCGATACACTTCTGCCCATTATTCGTGCGCGTGGACCTGAAAGTACAACGTTGCTATTTGGTCCGCTATTCCATGTACCAATTGAACGGCGAAGTGTTCCGGGCGTGATGACAGTGGTAGTGCCTTTTCGTTTCATCGTTATAGTTTGGTTCGCACTTCCTATTTTTGCACGTAAAGCCGAAACATAAGTCTGCGACACTTTACGGTGTACTTTTCTCAATTCCTTCTTATCAAGCAACCCCCAACGTTGCGCCTTGGTTACTTTTTGCTCAAATTCTTTGATGTTAAAATTTATGTTCATTCTCATCTTAGTAGTGCTTACGTTTAATGAACACATTTACAATAACATCTTGAAAGCCTGCACTTGTGGACTTACTAGTATCTACAACCATGTCGTTGTTACCACTGTCATAGATAGGATAATACAAGGTTGATGAGCAACTTTCACCCGTTAAGAATGAACCTCGATTATCTGACCTTTGAAAATTAAAGAAGTCATCTGCCCAGACCGTTTGAGGCATACACTTAGGCCCATGTGCACTTCTCATATCTGACAAGTCTAACGGTATCCAATCTGAGTAGGTTAAATAAGTAAGCCCTGCAATATAAGCCATCCATAAAGCCCAACTCTGACCGTTTGCAGTTGATAAATTAAACTTAGCCCCATCCAATAGGTAGGACTGAGAATAACCGTAACCCGTTAAGTGGTCTATTACATAGTTATCTGTTGCACCAGTGAAGGAATGACCGTTCCAATCTACATGAGCCCAAATGTTTGAACCTACTGTAGCATCCGAGCCGTTGCCATCTGTATCTGTAAACCTTAACTTATTCCCAAAGGCGTTGTTATACTTCAAAAGGGTAGGACTTACTAGGTCTGTTCCACTTGTTCCCGTTGCTGGTGTCACCCTTATATCCGATTGGTCTGCTAAGTAGTTTAACTCAGCAAATAACTCAGGATAGGTAGGAGGTGTTCTATC